TCCGGGTTTGGTGAGGCTCCGGTCAAGACTGAAGGCGCTGGTGTCGCATACGACAACGCGCAAGAGGTTTACACCGCTCGCTACACCCACGAAACCATCGCTTTGGCATTTTCGTTGACCGAAGAAGCCGTCGAGGACAACCTCTACGACCGTCTTGCAGCGCGTTATACCAAGGCTTTGGCTCGTTCCATGGCACAAACCAAGCAGATCAAAGCTGCTGCGGTGCTCAATGGCGCTTTCACCACCTCGCTTGGTGGTGACGGCAAGCCCTTGTGCGCGCTGGATCACCCGACCCTTGGCGGTCCTGATCTTGCTAACGAGCTGGCTACCCCTGCTGACCTTTCGGAAACTTCGCTTGAACAAGCGTTGATCGACATTGCAGCGTTCACCGATGAACGTGGCCTGAAGATCGCTGTTCAGGGTCTGAAGCTGATTATCCCGAAAGAGCTCATGTTTACCGCCGATCGCATCATGAAGTCCACGCTGCGTGTTGGAACAGCAGACAACGACATCAATGCCATCAAGAACATGGGCATGATTCCGCAGGGCTACGTGGTCAACCACTTCCTGACCGACCCAGAGGCGTTCTTCATCAAGACGGATGCACCTAACGGCATGAAGATGTTTGAGCGTGTGGCTATGCGTACGGGGTTCGAAGGCGACTTCGACACCGGTAACGTAAGGTACAAGGCGCGTGAGCGGTACTCATTTGGGTTCAGTGATCCCCGAGGCATCTTTGGAAGCCCTGGAGCTGCATAAAATCAAGCACTTAGCTTGATTGCGAGAGGCCACCTTCGGGTGGCCTTTCTTTTTGCAAGATCGGTAATTTTACGTATAATAGGCAACATTACATACAGTAGAGCCGCTATGCTTACCACTCAACAAGTTGTTGCAAAATTCCCTGACGCTGTTCGTCAGCGCTACGACTTTTCACAGGCTGTTTATGTTTCTGCGCTTAAGCCTATGTTAGGGATCGTCTGCTCTCAACACGGACCCTTTCAGCAGTATTCAGCACAATTGCGTAAAAACGGAGCAGGATGCCCTCGATGTGGTGAAGAAAAGCGTATCCAATCCAAACGGATGGATCCGGTGGAGTTTGTGGAAAGAGCCTCTGAGGCTCATCGCAGCCGCTATGGCTACGACAAAACGCAATACGTCAACATGACAACTAAGATCACCGTAACCTGTGCGGATCACGGTGATTTTTTCATTACACCACTCAAGCATTTATACGAAAAGCAAGGGTGTCCGTCTTGTGGTGCCTTGAGTCGTGGAAAAAGACTCAACATCTCAAGTGCTGCTAAGAAAACCGCCGACACCAAAAAACGAGTCTTTGGCGATCGTTTTGTTGAGGAAGCTCTAGGTGTCCATGGGGATCAGTATGACTATAGCAATACTGTTTATCTGGGTGCGAGATCAAAGCTTGAAATCCTCTGTAAGGAACATGGAGTCTTTAGCCAAACAGCAGAACATCATCTAAAGAGGGCTCATGGGTGTCCACAGTGTGGACATTTACTGTCAAAACAAGAAGACAGAGTCGGACGTTTTTTGTCAATGTTCACACCGGTTGAGACCCGAAACCGAAAAATACTGAGAGGCAAGGAACTTGATATTTACCTGCCCGAACACCGTCTGGCCGTTGAATATTGCGGGATGTATTGGCATTCTCATGAGAGTGCCCAAGACGAGTTGGAAAACAAGCGTAAGCATGTTCAAAAGCATCAAGCTTGTCGCGATCTCGGTATCCGTTTGATTACTATCTTTGAGTCGGAATGGGAGGAACACGAGTTCGCTATCCGAAGGCTGCTTAGGAATGCTGTGGGAAAATCTAAGGGCAAGTTGATGGCAAGGAAGTGTTCTCTACGTAAGGTTGACTCATTAGATGCCAAGAAATTCTATGATCGTTACCATCCGCAAGGAGGCAATGGATCCGGCATTCACTACGGTCTTTACCACGGCGACACGCTTGTTGCGTGTATGCGGTTTACTTTTGGAGCCAACGATCGTGGGGCCACGGAACGGGTTTGGACGCTGTCTCGATTTGCAACACGCATCACCGTGGTGGGAGCTGCATCACGTCTGTTCCAGGCTTTTTTGCAAGATCATGAAGACGTGGTGGTTAAGAGTTTTTCAGACAATCGTTACTTTGACGGGGGCATGTACGAGAAGCTAGGTTTTAAACTTGAAGAAGAGATTCCCGCTGACTATCAGGTTTGGAGCCAAAAAACGGGGCTTTGGCCCAAGAGTCATTATCAGCGTAAAAATATTCAAAAACGTCTGATTGAGCATGGAAGTACAGACTTTTTCGACGCCGATACTGACCCACGATCTGAGGCAGAGATGACCTATTTGATGGGAGCAAGAAGGATCTACGATTGTGGCAAAAAACGGTGGGTCTATAACGGCATTGCATCCTCCGCGCCATAGTGCTACAGTGCCTGTATTCCGGGGTTAGCCCGGTGTATTAGACAGTCCCGGCTGACGACATGCAGACTAATACACCGATATCGCATGTGAGGATCTAATGGCGAACACAACCTTTAGCGGCCCAGTCATATCTGACAATGGGTTCATCGGCAACATTACAGGCGCAGTTGCCTACACCGAGCTGACCGCTGCTTCCACATTGACCGCCGCGCAGTCAGGCACTACGTTTTTCTTGAATTCAGCCACTGAGTTTGCAACAACACTGCCTGCACCCGTAGCCGGATTGACCTACACTTTTATTGTTAAAACGGCCCCATCTGGTGCCAGTTACACCGTTGTAACAGCGTCGAGCGCAAACATTATTAAGGGTCAAGCAGTCAATGCCGCGGGCGTAGCTGGCGACACGGGCACTGCGGATGACACCATTTCTTTTGTTGATGGGCAGGCGGTTGCGGGTGATATGGTTACTGTTATTAGCGACGGTACGAGCTGGTTTGCTAAGGGATTTTGCGCGGTTGCTGCTGGCATCACCTTTACGCAAGCCTCTTAATAGGAGGCTCTGATGAGCGCCAGTAATATTCAGGCAGTCACCAAGACTGCCGATGCCCACGCGATTGCGGGGCGCACGCGGGTGATTGGTGTGTATTTCACCAATACGGCCACAGCATCGTCATTTGCTTTGAAGAACGGCAGCACCTCTTCAGGCACTGCGTTAATGACCATCAACACGCCTGCTGCGGCAGGATCTAGTGACCTTATCATTCCTGATATGGGTATCTTGTTTGATGAGGGCGTGTTTATTGACGTGAATGATGCTCAGGTGACGAGCGTAACGCTGCTTTTTTACGGTGGAGCCGCGCAGTAATGGCTAAGTCCAAGGGCATGGGCATTGCGACGTCGGTCAAGAGCGGTAATTTCCGACCGACCAAGCAGGGTGCAGGCATGACGCAAAAGGGCGTCGAAGCCTATCGCCGTGCCAACCCTGGCAGCAAACTCAAAACAGCGGTGACCTCGGACAACCCAGGTCCCAAAGACGCTGCGCGAAGGAAGTCATTTTGTGCTCGTTCAGCGGGCCAGATGAAGCAGTTTCCTGAAGCAGCCAAAGACCCAAACAGCCGTATACGGCAGGCTCGACGCAGATGGAAATGTTAGATGGATACCGGAGTCATTGTTTGGAATTTAGTAACGTCGTTTTTCGTTGCCTTGGTCATGTTTATGATTAAGATGAATCACGACGAGCAGAAGCGTATTCAAATTCTGCTCAATAGAACTCGGGAGGAAATTGCCCGTGATCACATCACTCGTGCAGAGGTTCGTGCGGACCTTGAAAAGATTATGGAACGGTTTGACACAGGCTTTGAAAGACTTGAGTCAAAAATTGATGCCCTCGCGAAAAAAGGATAGTGAAGATGGTCACTAAATCCGGGGTCAATGCAGCAGGGAACTACACCAAACCAGGGCTTCGCAAGAAGATTGTTGCCCAGGTTAAGGCTGCTGCCACGCATGGGACTGCGGCTGGAAAATGGTCCGCGAGGAAGGCACAGTTAGTCGCCAAAAAGTATAAACAAGCTGGTGGAGGCTACCGAGATTGAAAGCGCCACAGCAGTCATTGAAGGATTGGGGCGACCAGAAATGGCGCACCAAGAGTGGCAAGCCCTCAAGCAAGACGGGCGAGCGCTATCTTCCTGAAGCGGCAATCAAGGCTTTGACTCCGGCTGAGTATGCAGCAACGACCCGAGCAAAGCGCGCAGGTAAGAAGGCAGGCAAGCAGTTTGTGAAGCAACCCAAGGCCATCGCGGCCAAAACCGCGCAATTTAGATAAAGGAGCATTGATCATGATGAAGGGCTACGAAAAAGGCGGCATGGCCGACAAGATGGGCCGTGCCATGAAGCGTAAAACAAGCGATGCCAAGGGCCGTGCTATGCCCAAAATGCCTCCCATGCCCATGGGCATGAAGAAAGGCGGCAAAGCCATGAAAATGGCCAAAAAGGGGAAATAATCATGGCTGGACGTGGCATGGGCGCGGCAACGCGTGGTGGCGGTGCGGTTACTTCAGGTCCCCGCAACAAGATGCTGAGTAAAACCAGCGAGAAAACAGGCCCTGTGTTGATGGCCAACGGCGGGCTGGTCAACCAGCACAAGCGCATGGCCATGAAGGGCGTTAAGAAAATGAAAATGGGCGGCTCTAGCTGCGCGTAAATGGCAACTTCAGGAACGACCGACTT